CGAACTGCAGCAACAAACGCAGACGATGCGCGCGATTAGCGACAAACTCGAGCGCGGGCTCGGCGCGGCCTCGCGCGGCGGGCCCAACTAGAGGAGAATGGGGCCATGAAACCACTTCTACTCGCGTTCTTGCTGCTCCCGACCCTCGCGCGGGCGCAGAATCTCTGTCCGTGCCCCCCGCAGGCCGACACGTTCTCGGCGCTCGAGCCCGACACGCACGAGACCCCCGGGAGTCTCTTCCGCGGCATCCTGCCCGACACTGCGGGCGCGCAGTGTGCGACCGATTCCGCGATCACGTCGCTTGCGGTCGACATCCCGCAGCCAGGCGCGCAGTTCGAGACCGTGCAGGCACCGGGATTCGGCGGACTCGTCTTCGTCATCAAGCTGAAGAGCGAGTTCGCGGACCTCACGGGGGCGCTGGATGGGGCGAATCCTCCCGCCGCGTGTTTCAAGCTCGACGTCCAGGGCCTCGTGCATGTGCCGTCGCCGATCACGGTGACGAACGGCTGCGGGTCGCAGATGATGACCATCGGCCAGCCGCGGTACGCCTGCGTGCTGGGGCCGCCCATCGGCAAGACGTTAGTGTGCTTCGCGGCCAAGGTCGTCGGCGCGAAGGCGCCACTGCCGCCCGGCTTCGACCGGCTCGAGGACGTGTGCACCTTGGTCGACGTGCTCTAGGCCATGAGCGTCCGCGTGCTGCCCGGCGATTGTCGCGCCATTCTGTCGACGCTGCCCGCGGCGTCGGTGCATTGCGTGGTCACGTCGCCGCCCTATTGGGGCCTGCGGGACTACGGCTGCGAGGGCCAGCTCGGGCTCGAGCCGACGCCCGAGGCGTACGTCGCGGCCATGGTCGGCGTGTTTCGCGAGGTGCGCCGCGTGCTGCGCGCCGACGGCACGCTGTGGCTCAACATGGGCGACGGCTACAACGCAAATCAGGGCGCGGGCTTCGATACTAACGGCGATGGTGGCGCGCGGAAAGCGGCCGCGGCGAGCCCGAAACTGCCAAGGCCGCCCGGCCTGAAAGCGAAGGATCTTATCGGGCAACCGTGGCGGCTCGCGTTCGCCCTGCAAGCCGACGGCTGGTATCTGCGCGCCGACATCATCTGGGCGAAGCCCAACCCGATGCCCGAGAGCGTCACGGACCGCCCGACGAAGGCGCACGAGTACGTGTTTCTGCTCACGAAATCGGCGCGGTACTTCTACGACGCCGACGCGGTACGGGAGCCGAGCGATCCGCAAAGTCCGTTCTGGCGCACGCATCCGCACGGGCAACCGGCGATCCATCGGACGTCGCGACTCGACGGGACGAACGAGGCCGCGCCGAATACGTGGCTCCGCACCTTGAGCCCAACACAAGGCCGCAACCTCCGCTCGGTCTGGACGCTCGCGACCGAACCGACGCCCGAGGCGCACTTCGCGACCTTCCCGACGGCGCTCGCGTCGCGCTGCATCCAGGCGGGCTCGAGTGAGCGCGGGTGCTGCGCGGCGTGCGGGGCACCGTGGGAGCGGCAAACGTCTGTCTCCTACACGAACGCAGGGAACGGGAATAACAACATGGCTCGCCAGGGGGCGGACTTCGCCGGTACTGGATCAGCCCGACCTTACGAGGGGCGGAAACGCAAGACGACAGAGACGATCGGCTGGCAACCGTCCTGCGCGTGCGAGGCGCCGACGGTGCCCTGTACCGTCCTCGACCCCTTCGGTGGCAGCGGCACGGTCGGCGCGGTGGCGGAACGCCTCGGGCGGCACTCGATCCTGATTGAGCTCTCGTCGGCCTACGTGCGGATCGCCGAGGCGCGCACGGCGCAGCGCGGGCTCTTTACGCACGCGCCGCAGGCGGTGGCGGAATGACGTGGCGCATGGCCGCGGCGCTCGAGACGTTGCTCGCCGAGGTGAACGCGGCGGCGCCCGAGCGCTCGAAAGCCGCGGACGGCGGCATTGGGGATCCCCGCCACGCCGCCCGCCAGTCCGAGCACAACCCGTGCACCTGCTGTAACGTGGTGTGCGCGCGCGACTTCACGCACGATCCCGCGGGCGCCTTCGATTCCTATGCCTTCGCTGAGTGGCTCCGCGCGCGGGTCGGCGCGTGGCGCGAGCCGCGCGTGCGCTACGTGATCTCCGACGGCAAGATCTTCTCCGGGGCCGGGCAGTCGCATCCCGCGGGGGTCTGGCGGCCGTACCGCGGATCGAATCCGCACGCCCACCACGTCCACGTCTCGGTGCGTCACGGCGCCGAGCTCTACGACAACACCGCGCCGTGGGGCTGGCCCCCGGCGCGTGAGGAGTCTCCCCCATGACGAAGCGCCCCGAGGATGAGGACGCCGTGCCCCCGCCCACCGACGAGGACGCGCTCAAGCGCCTCGAGGACCCCGAGCTGCCCCCCGTCGACGAGGAGGAGGAGCCGGAGGATGCCGGCGCGTAGCCGATGAGCTGGTCCTTTACCGAGCCGCGGGCGCAGCGCCGCCCGCTCGGCACGCCCGTGCGCCCGGCGGGCAGCGGCGGCGGCCCGGCGGGGCCCCCGGGGCCGACCGGGCCGATGGGGCCGCAAGGGCCGACGGGCGCCACCGGGCCACCCGGGCCGACCGGCGCCACGGGCGCGGCCTCGACGGTGCCCGGGCCGACCGGCCCCACCGGCCCGACCGGGCCGCAGGGGATCCAGGGGCCGGCGGGGACCACCGGGGCGACCGGGTCGCAAGGGCCGCCGGGCACGACGGGCGCGACCGGCCCGGCCGGCCCCGGCGTGCCGGCGGGCGGGACGACGGGGCAAGTGCTCGCCAAGACGAGCGCCACGGACTACGCGACGGCGTGGACGACCTCCTCGCTCTCGGGCACGGGCGTCACGGCGGGCACGTACGGCACGCAGTATAAGGTGGCGCAGATCACGGTGGGGGCCGACGGGCGCCTCAGCGCCGTGACCGAGATCACCGTCCGCGCGCGCTGGGGCTAAGATGTCGTTCCTCGGCTCGCGCGGCGCCGCGCCCGACCCGCGCGGGGCGGCGACGCAACCCATGCCGGGCGTGACGGAGTGGCGCTGCGCGCGCAACGGCGTGCATGTCGTCGAGCTCCACTACACGGCCGACCCCGCGAAGCGCGACCCGGCGTGGAAGAAAGCGGCGCAACAGGGCATGCCGCCGCGCGGCTGGCAACGCGAGATGGAGATTGCGTTTGACCTGGCCGCCGGCGAGCCCGTGTTGCCGGAATACGTGCCGGCGGAGATGCGCCGCCCGTTTCCCGTCAACCCCGGCGCGCGGCTCTTGCGCGGGTGGGACTTCGGCCAGGTCTGCCCGGTGACGCTCTTCGCGCAGCTCGACATTCACGGGCGCCTCGGCTTCGTCGGCGAGCTCGTGCTCGAGCATTCCAACTTGACGACGCAGATCGAGGCGACCAAGGCGATGACGCTCGAGCTGGTTGGCCCGGGCGCCAACTGCTTTGACGCGGGCGACCCCGAGGCGTTGCACGAGATGGAGCTCGGCTCGATTCGCCGCGTCCTCTTGTCGCACGGCATCATTCTCCAGACCTTCGGCGGCCGCGGCGATGCGTCGTACAACAATCTCCGCGACCGGCTGCTGCGCCGCGTGAAGATTCCCGGCGAGGACGTGCCGAGCCCGGCGCTGATAGTCGACCCGCGGTGCCCGATTCTGCATTCGGCGCTCTCGGGCGGCTTCGCCCGCCATCCGAAAACCGGGAAGCCCATGCCCACGCATCCTTACAAGGACGTTTGCGATGCTGCTAGATATTTGAACGACAATTTGCTCGGGAGCTCCTCGGACTGGATGGTCAAGTTACAGGCGATCGCGAAAGCGGATTGCGCTTGGTAGCGCGCCCCCCGATGGCGGCGCCCCTCGTGCGGTTACGGGACCTCGACCCCGTGTGTGTGGCAAACCCACGCGAGCGTGTGTTTGCCGTCGTGAATGTGTATGTCCTTTTGCAACTGATTCGCGAAGTCCTCGCGATGCGTGGCGCAGAACCAATGGCCTTGGTTCTCGTCACACTTGGGCAGAACGGTTGTCGGGCCGTGGCGCGTGACGGTGTTCCCCTCGCGCGCCACGGACAAGTGCTGTCGGTTTGTGTGCTGCATGTCTCCTCTCTTTCTCCGGCAGAGGGGCGCCACCATCAATGTCAAAGATCAACTATTCACGAAGCTAGTATATCATAATAAGACATGCTTGTCAAATCGGCCAACTTTGCGAGGCATCCTACTCCGCCCCCCGGAGCGGCGCCTGGCCCCCGTGCAGGAGGCATTGACGGGCGGGGGGGCCGCCCGCTACACGGGCCCGCCCGGAGGTAAGGGGCATGGCGCGCGGAGCTCGAGGCGGGGCCGCCGCCGAAACGTTGTCGCCGGGCCGCGGCGACACGCCGACCAATCTCGCGCTCGACCCGGAGATCCTCGCGCGGTGCCGCGACGAGCTCGTGCCCTACGTGCGCCGCACGCGCCAGGAGCGCAACGGCGTGCTGCGCGAGCGCTGGCTCCGCTACTACCGCATCTGGAGCGTGCGGCACGACCAGCAAGGCTACCGCGGCCGGACCAACACGTACTTCCCGCTTGGGCGGCGGTGGATCGAGCAGTGGACGACGCGCTTAAAGCGCGATCTCTTCCCCGACCAGGACTGGTTTGCGTGTCGCGCGCTCCGCGAGGACTTCGAGGCGCGCGTGCCCGCCAAGGTGGCGTTGCAGAAGTACTGGATGCGCCGCCACATGCGGGTCCGGAAGCACGCGCTCCCGTGGCTCCGCCAGCTCGTCACCTACGGCACGTCGCCCGTGCGGAACGTGTGGCGGTGCATCGAGCACGAGCAAACCGTGCTCCGCGACGTGCTCGACGACGACGGCGCGCCGTCCGGCCGCACCATCGAGCAGGTCGAGAAGGTGGCCGACTTCCTCGGGCCGACGTTCGAGCCCGTCGACCTCTTTGCCTTCTACGTGGCCCCCGTGACGGCCGCCGGCCTCGAGGACGCCACGCTGATCTTCGAGGATCGCTGCGTGCCGCGGAGCCGCGTGTACGCGCTCGCCAACACGCCGATGGATCCGCGCAACCCCGACGCCGGCAACGTGTACGAGGGCGTCGGGGCGCTCGTCGACCTCTACGACCAGGCGATTGCCAGTCGCACGGGCGGCGGCGGGCGCAACCCGGAGAAGTACGACGCGCTCGCGCAACGGCTCGCCGACAAGGGGTTTACGGCGCCGCTCGACCAGAACCTGCCCGCGGCGCTCCGCCCGCTCGATCTGACGGAATGCATGTGGACGGTCGATCTCGAGGACGACCCGGCGCCGTATCTCATCACGCTCGGCGCCGACGACATCCCGCTCCGCATCCAACGCCGTCCCTTTTTCCATGGCGGCTCGCAATGGCTCTGCGGCCGCTTCGTGCAGGTCGCCGAGGAGTTCTACGGCCGCGGGTTGCCCGAGCTCTTCGACTACATGCAGTACTTCGTGAACGACCTCGGCAACCAGTCGGGTGATGCGTTCGTGTGGTCGACCAACCCGATTGCGGTCGTCGATATCGGCGCGGTGCAGGATCCGACGTCGCTCCGCATGGCGCCCGGCGCCAAGTGGCTCGCCAACCCCGCCGGCGTGCAGTTCACGACGCCGCCGCAGGGCGCCGCGCAAGCCGGCTTCGAGGCCGTCTCCAACTACGTCGGGCTCGCCGACACGTTGGTCGCGCCGACGCCGGCGCGGCCCCTGGGCGCGCAGCCGCAGGCGGCCCCGCAGGATGCCGCCGGGCTCGCCGCGCAGCTCGCCGATTCCGCGGTCGATCTCCGCGCCATCGTCGAGAACCTCGAGGACGAAGTGATGGCGCCGCTCCTCGAGCGGAACGACATCCTGACGCAGCAATGCCTCGACCGCGACATCATCCTGAAGGTCGCCGGCGCCGACGGCATGGAGCTCGTCGAGCACCCGATCACGGTCGCCGATCTCGTCGGCGAGTACGAGTGGGAATGGCTCGGCACGACCAACGCGCTCAACCAGCAAGTGCGCGCGCAGCAGATGATTCAGGGGGTCGCGCTCTTTACGCAGATTCCACAAGACCAGCTCGCGGCGCAGGGCGTGACGGTCGATTGGCCCTACATCCTGCGCATGTTTTGGGGCGTCGGCCTCGGGTTGCCCGACGCTGACCGCGTCATCAAGACGGCGAAGCTCGGGCCGTCCGATTGGCGATGGGAGAACGCGCTCGCGCGCGTCAACCGCGCTGACGAGCTCCGCGTGTCGCCGCAAGACGACCACACGGCGCACGTCCAGGGACATCAGCATCTCTTGGAAAGCGACAGCTTGCCCGAGGACGCGCGCGTCGGGTTGCAGTCGCACGTCCATCAGCACATCGGGCTTGCCATTGCCGCCGAGGCGCAGGCGCTCGCGCAAGCCATGGCGCAGCTCGCACCGCCGCCTGGCGCGGGGTCGCCGGGAGCGCCCCCGCCCGGGCCGCTCGGGCCCGGGGGCCCGCCGCCGATGCCGGGGGGCCCGGGGCCGCTCCCGGGGGGCCCGCCGCCGCTGCCGATGGCGCCGCCCCCCGGCGGCCCGCCGCCGCCCTACATCCCGGGCGTCCCGAATGCGGGCATCAACGCGCTCGCCGCCCGGGTCGGCCCGGATTTCGGCGCGGCGCGCCCGCATAGCGACTCGCGCAACCGCGCGAAAGCGCTGATGGGCATGCGCATGCCGGCGCCGCTCGGGCAAGGCCGCATCGGCAAAACGCGCAACGTCGCCGATCTCTTCCGGGGGCTGCCGCGGCTCCCCAAGACCTAGAGGACGATCACCATGGCCAAAAAGGGCACGCTCTTTGGGAAACCGCGCGACGAGGTCGTGAAACGCCCCGGCGCGTTCACCGCCAAGGCCGACAAGGCCGGCAAGTCGACGGCGGCGTACGCGAAACAGGTCACGAAGCCGGGCTCGACCGCGAGCCCGCGGACCAAGAAACAGGCGGCGCTTGCGCAAACCTTCGCCAAGCTGCGCGCCGGCAAGGCCAAGTTTGTCCTCCCGCTCGTGCTCGCGCTCGGTGTCGGGCGCGCCGAGGCAGCCTCGATCGCGTGCAACGGCTGGCTCGTCGGGCCGGCGCCCCAAGCTGCCGCGGCGGTCGGGCCCGGGCAGATTGTCGCGCGCGCCATCCCCGCGCTCGTCGTCCAGGCGATCTCCCCGAGCGGCACGGCGTCGGTGCAGGTCGAGATGTGCTGTAGCCCGATCGACTGTACGGCGGCGGGGACGTGGGCGCCCGTCGGCACGCCCATGACGCTCGCCGCGGCGACGCCGTCGGCCGTGGTCAACATCGCCGCGCCGGCGTGTACCTACCGCGCGAATGTGACCGCGTGCTCGGGTTGCGCGGTCAACGTCGTCGCCGCGTGCTCGGGCTCGTGACGGGAGGGGCACCGATGGAGCTCATTCAACTCGTCGTCGTCTTGATCGTGATTGGCGTCCTCTTGTGGCTCGTGAATACCTACATTCCGATGGACGACCGCATGAAGCAGATCATCAACGCGGTCGTCATCATCGCCGTCGTCTTGTGGCTCCTCTTGTGGTTGCTCTCGGTCGCCGGCGTCTCGACGCACATGCGCCTCGGGCCGTAATTCCCCCGGGGCCTTGACAGGATAGGCATTCGCAAGGCACACGGCCCGCCCCACGATGGCACGCAAGGGCCGCGGGGTACCGCCGGGCAAGGGCAAGGTTCTCGTCCCGCCGCCCGGCAAGGGCAAGGGCAAGGTCGTGCCGCCACCGACCGGCAAGCCCAAAGGGAAAGCGGTCGTGCCGCCGATGAAGGGCGCCACCGTCGCCCCGCCGCCGCGGCCGATGCGCGGCCGCGTCGTCACCGTGCCCGTGCTCCCGATTGGGCCACCGCCCGGCCGCGGCATGGGACCGCCCCCGCCGGGCCGCGGCGTGCCGCCCCGCATGACGCCGCCGCCGATGGCGGCCGAAACCCCACGCGCCGAGCGCCTCGAGGGGACGGCGGCGCCGCTCCCGCGGACGGGGCGGGGCGCCGCGCTCATGATGAAGCAACGCGGGATTGCGCCCACAATGGCGGCGCTCCGCGCCGGCAAGGTGGCATTCTAGTGTTTGCCGCCCCCGGTGGCGTCGAGCCGCACGAGCTGGCCACGCTCACGGCGGAGCTCGAGGCGAGTGGGTACCACGCGTACCTCAAGACGTACGTCGACGGCCGGATTGCCACGCTGCTCGTCGATGACGTGACCGACCCCTACGTGGCCATGAAGCGCCGCGGGCAGGTCGAGGAGCTGCAACGCCTCGTCGTGCCGCTCTTTGTCAAAACGCTGGCGCTGTCGGCGCTCGCCCGCCGCGCCGAGGCGCGCGACGCGCTCGAGGCCGCCCGCGGCCCCGTGCTCCCTGGCTTCGAGCGCGCATGGTGGCTCGACCCCGA